AAGTTAAGGTTCTGACTTTCATCTACAATTATAATACAGTTGTCAAGTGTTGTACCACGAATGAATGAAGTACTCCAGAAACTAACAGTTCCCTGACCTTTTAGATTTCCATAGAGTGCCTCAAAAGAAGCATCATCTGGCATTTCAAACATATACTTTACCATATTCTTATATGGAATCTGATAAAGACTTGATTTGTCTTCATGATCTCCAGGAAGGAAACCAATCTCTCTCGTAGAAACTAGAGAACGAACCATATAAACTTTTTCATATGGAGTTCGCTCATTTAGAACATCTTTAAGAGCAAGGTATAAGCTAATAAAAGTTTTACCAGTACCAGCAGCACCGTAAAGAAATAGATTCTTTTCTTGAGCATATGATTCAAATACTTTTTCTTGAGCTGGAGTCAGTGGTTGAATATCAACCATGTGTTCTGCATCAATAGGCTTCTTACGTCTCATTTTTTTAGCAGACATTTCTGCAAATGAACTTTCATTCTTTCTTCTACGGGAATTTGTCATACTTCAAAAGTGGAGTTTGGATATGATTTTTTGATGCGACCTAACACATCTTTGAATGAACCAGGGACTTTGGAATTTTTCCAGTCCCCAACTTCACTAACAGAGGTCATTCCAGCTGGAACTTGGGTGATGTGTGGGTTTTCTTTCAGATACGGCTCTCGTTCAGCCATATACATCCACTTCTCAAAGATTTCACCTGTGTTGTTATCTTTAAATTTATACGTAGGCATGTGTCTTAAACCATTCAGGGATAGTGGCAGGAGACTTCCATTTCGCAAAGGAAACTTTTTCTCCGATGTAATAATTACGATAAGACTGAATTGTGTCAGTTTCCTTATATTTATCGGGCATTGCAGGTGGTGGATCTGACCATCCTCGATCTGGAAGATTAGAACTCCTAGTCCAGACAGCAGAAGGGTGGTTAATATGACAAGCTTTATAGAGACTTGATTCCCGTGGTTCATCGAGTTTGAACCTCTTGACCTTACGATTGTTAGCAGAAAGTTCCACATAACCAATACCGTCAAGGACTCGATGAGCAGTTGATAAAAGTTGTGCATACTCAACAATCATCTTGACTACATGTTTATCGCAGTGTTCTTGGGCACAGATAACAGGATTGTAATTCAAATAAAAGATGTTCATGATAAAAGATTTTTACACTACCATTCTAACGCATTGGAAACGTCAGGGAAACAGATCTTAAAGATTTCTTTACATTCGTTTGCAATGTCCATATGTTCCTTCTGCGTTCCATTACCAGATCGAAGATTAATATAATGTATCCAAGACCTGGCGGAACCTTTCATATAAATTCTTGTTGGCGTTGCGAGTGGGAGCACAAACCTTGCACATTCCTTTGCAACACCATGATCCAGAAGAGAATCATAAAGTTGTTGACCTTTTGCAAAGTATTCTTGAATCTCACCTTGCATCTTTAGTTTTAAATAATCACCAAAGTCATCAACAGAGTTTTGACGATTCTTGGTATCCTGGCGACGAAGATCTGGAACTGTTGGTTTATCAGTCAAAAGTTTTGTGTCCGCATACCGTTGTGAAAATTCTTGAAATGTAAATGAACGATGTCGTAAAATTTGAGCTGCGATTCCTCTGGTAGTATTAATCTCTAGGGTCATATCAGCTTGTTCAAAAATACTCCAATGATTCTCACGAATGCAGTAACGAAGAAGACCAGCAGCAGTATCGAATTTTTCTTGGTTTGCAGGATTACTTACACGAGCAGTATAAGTAATCACTTCTTGTGCTGACTTACCTTCAAGTTTGCCAGCACCTTGGCTTAACGAAATCAAAAAAACATTACTCATAGTTACTTTTTCTTTTTAGTTTCTTTTGGCTCATTTCCCCAGAGTTTTGGGTTGACCTTGCCATCAGTCCAGCGAATATCTTTTAGACCTTCTCGGTACTTATCCCAATACATGTCAAAGATGTGTGCTCGTTTGTTACATACTACTATATCATATTTGAGTTGATTGTCAACCTCATAGGTGACGAGATAAGAGTTTAATGGCAGGCTTCTGTCTTTTGATAAACTCTTATCACAATCTAGATGTACAATTTTACACATGTCAAGATTTGTTTCCTCTATTTCCCCATTGAATTTCTGGGTAGGCTTCTTCGATACAAGCTTTAGTAATTTTGTACTTTTTGCCTAGAGTTTTATCCTTCACCATGCAAAGAACTTTAGCTTCATCCTGATGAAGACTTTCAAGTAATTGAATGAACATGGTCTCTCGTTTGTTGTTTACAAGACCATCGTTACCACCCTTCACAAAATTATAGAGAATTCTATATTCATGAATGAGTCTAGTATGTTCTGTATCTACTGGAGCTTCATTTGGAGTATAAGGAACTTCTCCATCTGGAAGCATTGATTCTACACTTTCATCAAAATTCCAGATAAGAATAGATTGTAAAGCAGGAGTTTTATATCTTCGCAACAAATCTACCTTTTCCTTTTTTGTTTTTGCATTAGAAACTTTTTGAAGAACTTCTGACATTAGAAGTCTTTCTACTGGTAATTCAGCCATGGTTTAAAAATCCTCCATTTCATTTAATAGTGAAACTAATTTATGTTCAATAAAATAATTTATTGAAACCTTGTTTGGTTTGTTACTATTTAACAAAGTAAATTCTTCGATGATTTTATCTTCAATCATAGAAGGAATACATGCAAGATCAATCAACTTCAAATTACGATGATAGTTAATTAACTGTTGTTCATTACAATAGCTTTCTGGTTCAGAATGAATCCACTTAGTAATATTTTTTTTACTAATTGGTTTTTGTCTTTTGCCAGAAACAAATGTATCAGATTCAGATAGAAAATTTGGAATTCCATCTGAACGATCTCCCTTGATTACATGTTCTTTGATGTATAACTTAGGATCTATTCCTTCATTTACATACTTTTTTTGAACTGGATTGTATTGAGTTACACAAGGATACTTAGATAATTGAATAAAATCCTTGTCTCCAGATAAAATCAAAACCTTTTCGGTTTTTAGATTTTCTTTTTGTCTTTTGATATTTTGAGTAGTAACATATTTGGACAGAGTTGCAATGATGTCATCTGCTTCTGCACCATAAATTTCCATAACAGTATATGGAAAATTAGATCGAATCTCGTCTCTAATTTTATTTAAAATTTCAAAGATTTGATTCCAATCAAATGATGATTTTTCTCTATCCTTTTTTCTATTCTGTTTGTAGTATGGAAAGAATTCTTTTCTCCAATAGTGTTTACTATCATAGCAAAGAACTAGATTGCCATACTCGGCATGAAATTTTTTCTTGTATGATTTGAGTGACGTAAGAACCATATGACGAACCATATTTTCATCTAGTCCATCACTCAGTCTAGTCTGCATCATCAAGTTACTAATCATGCACTGATTCATATCGACCAGTATCATAAATTAATCCTCTTCATCTTCTTCTTCGTCTTCCTCTTCAAAACGAACAGCAATTAATTCTTCGGTAATATAGTTTCCATTTTCATCATACATTTCTGGGTGAGAATTATTTGTATGATTTGAAATTGGATTGAAGTATTCATTTGCGAACCATCCAAACACCATACCAATTAAAAAACTCAATCCTATCAACACAAGTCCTACTGCAAATACAGTAAGTAAAATTAATAGATTTGTCATGGTCCTCTCCTTTGAAGTGTTAGTCTATTGGATCTTCTAAAAAGATTTTGACCTCCACTCTACATTTTTTCCTAAAAATGGAAACTACTTTATCGAAGTGGAAGTCAGGCTTTTTCAAGTCTTTTTTCCTCCCACTTAGCATTGCCCTTACATTTTTATTTAGTAACTTTTCAGTAGAAGAAGTCATGAGATAACTTTAATTAGAATGTGTTTTGATGTCATCCTTCCAGTTGCAGGTTTTGGTTTTGTTGTAAGATGACTGCCAATGTTTTCTACATTGAATTTACTACAAGAAGTGACTTCAGAAAGAAATTGTTCTGGCTTTCTTACGGTACGAACCCAAGATTTATCTGGATCGAATCCATCAACCATAGTACGACGAACTGTAAGAGACCTACCAGTATAATAACACAGCTCTCGTTTCTCTACATTATAAAGAAACACATGTTTCGACCCAATGATATCTGCAACAGGAAGTGTTGTGTATACAATATCATTTAAAATTAATTGTTTGTCGTATAATGTGACGAATCGAGTAAGTTTTTCTGGTGTAACTCGACGTTTCTTACGAACAATTTTTTTAGTATCTTTGTAAGAATACAGATCATCCACAATCTGATTCAACAACTCCTTAAAGTCACGAAGTTCTGGACGACGAAAATTAGAGTATCCTTCTTTTACTACAGGGTCTTCACCATCTAGTGCAATTGAAAGTTCATCAATCTGTTCTGTAATAAATCCGATTTTGTTTTCTACAAAATCATTAATAGTCTTGCGATCAATATCTTCAGATTTTAGAAACTGAGTAAAACTTGCTTTTGGTTTTTTGCGAGTTACTACAAAATTATCAATCACAGTATCAATAAATGCAGCAATGTCACTCATACTAGATTGTTCTCCTTGAGATAAGAAATAGTTTCAGTACACCCACCAATTAGTTTATCATCAACTAAAACTCTCGGAAAGGTAGAACCTTCACCAAATTCAGCAATGAAATTTTCTCGGGTAAAGTGTTCACCAAGTTTATACTCGACAAAGTTTACATTAATCAAGGTGAACACTTGTTTGATTTTTTCGCAGTAAGGACAATTCTCCTTACTATAGATTGCAACTTTCATGTCGTCTTTGAATTTCCTTGTTAATCATACCACAAAAAAAGGGGGGTGTCAAGACCCCCCTGAGTATCAAAATTTTTTAAACTTCCACTTTAATTTTATATATTGTAATTCAACTTTAACCCATAAATGTTTTACTTGTATCTCGATCCAAGATAACACATTTGGATCTGTTAAACAAACATATGCAAAAATAATTGCAAGTAGAGTTAAGTATAATTGTATCTGCATTATTCTAGAGGATCATCTGTAGTAATATTCTCTGCGTTTTCAAAGTATCCTTCTTCAATAGCTCGACTTAAAAGATCTTGAAGAAGTTCTTCTACAGTGACACCTTTTTCTTCTGCCAAAGTTTGTGCAATTAAAGCAGTTTCATCATCTAATTCAATTTGCAATTCTTCTGTTTCTTGAGTCATGTTATTCCTCATGGTAAAAATATTTCATCATATCCAGGTGGATAATCAATTTGATTATCATATTTTGGATTTATACATGGAGAGTCTACTTTACGGTATTGACAAACCCTTTTTGCAAGAAACTCTAGGTCTCCTGGTTTTCCAAAAGAAAACTTACATATGTCACCGTCAATGATTACTCCACAAGCTGGACACTGTTTCATAGTATTCCAATTAGAGTGATACTATTTAGTCTCACTATTATACTTTTGTTTTAATTCGTTGACAATCATCAAGGCTTTTTTCAAACCCAAAGCATAGTCATTGTGCCCGTACTTAATAGAAATTTGAACACTATGTTGAATCCGTTCACAAAGTTCTTTGTAAAATTTATCATTCATCTGATTCAATAAAATTAGAACGTGCATCCATCTGTCGAATCTGATAGATAGGACTCTTGATATACTTTTTGATTTTCTTCAATTGTTTGTTTAAAGATTTTAATTGTTGAAGATCATGTCGAATTTCCTCGGGAGATTTGATTTTGTCTTCATTCAAATTAACTTCTGTTGTAAGAATAGTCTCTTCTTCCTCTACAACAGAGGATTCAATGTCAATGATTTGATCTTCCATATGATTGTAATAGTAAAATTTTAGTTATCAATTTATATATCTGACATCATCTACATACCCAGCATTGATTGCATTTTGTATCATCATGTCAGATGAACTTCCGGGGGTAGGTTTATCAGAAAAATAAACTACAAAATATGCATCAGGATTGACTGCTTTCAATAAAGCACCATTTGCTATAGCTTTTTTAACTCTATCGGTACGTTGGGCTCCTGGACGTTTTTTATGTCCAGAAAGTCCACCTTTTGCTTCGATGTATTCAGTAATTAACCCATCTGTTGCAACAAAGTCCACATCAATTCCAATTGAACTAAATTTAAAATTTCTATGTACAATTTGTTTCAAGGAATCTTTTAGAT